ATGTTTATTTGAGTCAACGTATAACCCAAATAAGTGGATCCAAACGCATGAAAATGACATTAACTCCCGACATAACGTAACACAGTCTTTAAGGCTACAACGAATGGCAATTGATATTGGCAATCAAATCTTAGTTGACCCAAAAGCCCAACTGCTGGACCTAGATCGAGTTGATTGCGAAGACAGTCTTTACATGTTTTTGCGGTCGGCATGGAAATACATTGACTCCTCATCGTGGAGAGACGGCTGGCCCATTGAAGCTGTCGCCGAGCACTTGCAAGCCGTTGTGGATGGCGACATCCGCCGGCTAATCATTAATATTCCGCCGCGCATGGGTAAGTCGTCCATCACATCGGTTGCCTTGCCGGCTTGGGCGTGGGCTCAAGAGCAGCGCAGCCCAACAAGCGGTCCGGGCGTCCAATTCCTTCACGCATCCTACGCCAACCAATTATCGTTGAGAGATTCCGTCAAGTGCCGGCGCCTGATTGAGTCGCCGTGGTACCAGCAGCTCTGGGGCAGTCGTTTCAAGCTCAACAGCGATCAGAACACCAAAAGCCGTTTTAGTAATGACCAAGGCGGAGAGCGTCTGATCACCTCAATTGGAGCAGCCGTAACGGGTGAAGGCGGAAGCATTATCGTCGTAGATGACCCTAATGCCGCTAATGAGGCGTTTTCTGAGGCAACGATTCAGACAACGATCGACTGGTGGGACGGGACAATGTCTACCCGTCTAAACGATCCGAAGACGGGCGCCTACATCATCATCCAGCAGCGGCTGGCTGAAGACGACCTAACCGGCCATATTCTGTCAAAGGACGTTGGCGAGTGGACTCACCTCTGCCTGCCGATGAAGTTTGAGAAAGATAGATCGTTTGTCAGCAGCATCGGCTGGAAGGATCCGCGAACGGCAGAAGGCGAATTGTTATGGCCTGAGCGTTTTGGAAACGCCGAAGTCACTCTCTTGGAGCGCCAACTGGGTCCGTTTGCGACCGCAGGCCAGTTGCAGCAGCGGCCAGAGCCTGCTGGCGGCGGCGTTATCAAACGCGAATGGTGGCAATTATGGCCTGATACGGTCTTCCCGCCGATGGATTACATTGTGGCGTCGTTAGATACCGCTTACACGACCAAAACAACCAACGATTACAGTGCCTTGACCGTGTGGGGTATATTTACGGGCGACACCAAGGCCCAAACAAACAGGATGCTTGATGTAAACGGCAGGCCAATGTACGTCGATCGTACGTACAACGAGGGGGCCCCGAAGGTTATGCTGATGCATGCATGGCAGGAACGGTTGGAATTGCATCAACTAGTTGAAAAAGTTGGTAAAACTGCCAAATCCCTTAAGATTGACAAGTTAATTATTGAAAATAAAGCTGCGGGCATCTCTGTCGCGCAGGAAATTCGACGGTTGTACGGTAATGAGACCTTTGCAGTACAATTAAGTGACCCTAAATCGCAGGATAAACTGTCTCGTTTATATTCTATTCAGCATTTATTTGCAGAAGGGATGATTTATTCACCAGACAGGGCGTGGGCTGATATGGTAATGACGCAGGTCGGTCAGTTTCCGAAGGGTAAGCACGACGATTTAGTTGATACGGTGTCGATGGCATTACGCCACTTGCGTGAAGTGGGTTTATTAACTCGCGGGGCCGAGCGTATTGCCGAATTAGAGTCGCTGAAAGTGTATCCGGGCAAACAATCAGAGCCTTTGTATCCATCTTAACGAGAGAGGACGGTATGTTTAAAGTATTAATGGCCGAATGGAAGAAGAATTTTATTTCTTTCTTTGTAAATATTCCAAATATTGAGGAAATGATTCCTTCTGAGGGAAAACCATTTCCTGAAAAGAAAAAAGCGCCTAAAAAGAAAACGGTTGCCAAGAAAAAAGCAAAATCTAAAAAGGCAAAGTAGATGACCGACCCAATTGATACGACAAAACGCATTTTAGCGCAGGCAACGGTTGATTTATTGGACGATGCGCCTGTCCCCATCTGGGCCGTTGAGGTCTGGGGGCAGGCTCCCTTTGAATATCGTCGAAGCTATACTCTAGAGGCAAAAACTGATAGCGTAGCTGCCCAAGAGGGTATTCGTTTATTCGTCGAAGAGATGGAAAACCTAAGAGACATTGATTTGAAAGGATAGTGACATGGCCTTGACGCCAAATTGGTTTCAAAATATACGAAAGATACTTCCTAGTAACGATACTTTGCAACAACCAGAGGCGGAAGACATTGTCATTGAGATGGCAGACGAGAATGCCGACTCACCCGAAGTCGATGAGAAAGGAAACATCTTAAAAATCGAGCACGGCGACGGATCAATCACTATTTCGCTTGATGGGTCTCCGTTAGGATCGACCGACAACAAAGATCCTCTCGAGTGGTTTGATAACCTTGTTGACGATATTGACAAGGACGAGAGGAGCCGCATCTCTAGCGAGCTACTACGTGGAATTCGTGACGATGAAGACAGCCGCAAGGACTGGATTCTCGACCGAGCCAACGGCATTAAGCTCATGGGACTTAAGATGGAGATCCCCGGCCTGCAGGGGGCATCAGACGGAGCTCCCGTTGAGGGCATGTCGAAGGTCCGCCATCCGTTATTGCTTGAGGCGGTGCTGCGATTCCAAGCCAACGCACGCAGCGAGCTGCTACCAACGGACGGTCCCGTCAAGATTCGTAATGATGACAATTCATCGACGTCTGACGAGAACAATTTAGCCGATGCTTTAGAGATGGATCTCAACCACTACCTAACTTCCGTTGCAACGGAGTATTACCCAGACACCGACCGCATGCTGTTAATGCTTGGATTCGGCGGAACGTCTTTCAAGAAAATATATTTTTGTCCTTTGCGGAATCGCCCAGTCTCTGAGACGATTGATGCAGATGACCTGATTATTAACAACGACGCGACCGATCTTCGGAACGCAAAGCGCGTCACTCATCGTGTGATGATGCGGCCATCAACCGTCAAACGGTTACAGATCCTTGGCGTGTACCGCGACATTGAATTATCAACCCCAAACGCACAGAACCTTGACGCGCTGCAGCGCGAAGAGAAGGCGCAGCAGGGCCTTATGGCCGAGTCTGTTAGCCCTGAAGACCGGGATCGCGAGATCTACGAGTGCTATTGCGAGTTGGACATCAAGGGGTTTGAGCATAAGCACAAAGGTAAGATTAGTGGACTTGAGATCCCTTATCGCGTAACGATTGACAGGTCGTCGCGTGAGATCTTGTCGATTGTCCGTAACTACAATGAAGATTGCGGGGACCTACCTGATGCTCGCCAGACGTTTGTAAAGTACACGTTTGTGCCGGGCCTTGGATTTTATGACATTGGGCTCTTGCACATTTTGGGCAACACAACAAACGCCATTACGGCTGCTTGGCGTGAGCTGCTCGATGCCGGCATGTACAGTAACTTCCCCGGCTTCCTCATGGCAGACACTGGGGCCCGTCAGAATACAAACATCTTCCGTGTGCCACCGGGCGGCGGAGCACTTGTAAAGACAGGCGGGTTGCCAATCAATCAGGCAATCATGCCGTTGCCGTACCAGCCGCCATCGCAGGCCCTGATGCAGTTGGTATCAGACATGGCCGAGACGGGTATGCGTATCGGTGGTACGTCAGAACAGCAGGTCGGTGAAGGACGGTCAGACGCGCCAGTCGGCACAACGCTTGCAATGATTGAACAGGCGACTAAGGTAATGAATGCCGTTCATAAACGCATTCATTCTGCACAGTCTGAAGAATTTAAGTTGATTGTTGAGTGCTTCAAAGAACATCCAGAGTCGTTTTGGCAGCGTAAATGCAAGTCACGAACGCAGTGGGACGAGCAGACATTCCTACAGGCCATTAATAACTGCGATCTCGTACCGCAGGCAGACCCCAACACAGCCTCTCACGGCCAGCGTGTGATGAAGGTCATGGCTTTGCAGCAACTACAGGCAGCGAATCCGCAAATGTACAACGCGGTCGCTGTTGATACTGCTGCATTACAGGCTCTCGGATGGAACAATCCACAACAGTTCTTTGCTCCCCCAGCTCCTCCTGCAGGAATGCCTCCAGAGGCTCAGGCCATCATGGAAGAGTTAAAGATCCAGAAGCAGGAAGCAGACTCTAAGAGCAAATTGGTTGATGCAAAGACGCAAGAGATTCAAGCAAAGATTCAGCAAGGCGCTTTTGCGCCTAAACCAACTGCTCAGGCCCCTCAAGGCCTACAAGGGCCGCAAGACACACAGACAGATGTGATGGCTGCTCAGGCTAAACTGATGGACGCACAGACGCGCCAACAGGAATTGAGTCTAAAGCATCAGCATGCAATGATTGAAGATCAGAATCGAGATCTTGATCGTAAGAGCCAAGAGCAAGTCCAGTTACTAGAGCTCGCTCGAGATATTTTATTGCACCCAGAGAATACTGCCGGCTTGAGCAGCGAAATGAAGTCAGTCCAAAAGACTATTAGCAAGCCATGAAATTTGATCCGAAGATCGTTCAGAAGGCGCTGATGACAGCAAAGTCTATTGCGTCTCAGGTAAGCCAGTTTGTTCCCTACAAAGCCATTGGCGGAGAAGTAGGCAGCACAGTAGATGAAAACGGTGTTCCTGACTTCACGCCGCCAAAGTTGCGCGGCACGCAGATTGTTAAAGAGCCGGGTGGGCAATGGTTGGGCGGGAGCGGGAACGGAAGTGTTGAATTAGCGTTAAGTCCGTTGCGTAAGGAAGTAGGGCTTGTATCTCCAGAAGAAATTTTATCTAGCAATGGAGTCAATGAACAATATCCTCATGATATTGTTCAACGGGCGCATCGAGCAAAAGCCGTTAACGACTTTGTTGGCAAACAACTAACCCGCTACGTCAAGAATGACATGGGTACAGAAGGTGACCCTATCCGTGCGTTGGCTGAACGTGGGATTTTGCATATTAATTCAGATCAACTTAATCAATCAATTGGTGATGCTTTAATTTTACAACCAAATTTTAGTTATGACCCTGCTTTAGGTCATTCTTCTAAAACAGATTTAGCAAGTAATTGGGAAAGAGCTTCTGATTTACGAATTGAAAAAAAATCAGCAAGTTCTTTAAAAAATCATTATTTAAAAAATAGTCCTTGGCTTGAAAAAGTTGATCCAAATACAGAAGTTAATCTATTACATAATAATAGAATACATAAAGGACTTGGCTTTGACCACCTAGTTGACGAACTGCACAACTCAGTCAACCCAGAGTCTGGCTTACCCAATCATTTGCAGTTAAACCCTGAGTCGTTATCTCGCATGTCTGTCCCGCAGGCAGTGCAACATGTCCACAACATCAACAAATGGCGTGAAAATAACCGTGCGGAAGCAAGTAAAAAGCTAGCGTCTAACCCTGCGACATTCTTGCACAAGGACTATCCAGACAGCGATTACGCTTGGTATCAGATACGCCTCCCTGATATGACGGATGAAGAAAAG